CTGATGAAGAGTTAGAGAGTGAAAGTGAAGGTCTTGATGTTGCAGAAAAAGTAGTTACTCAAGCAGTAGCAACTCCTACAGCAACTACCACTGTTGATTCTGATGAAGATGATGCACTATCATACTTTCAAAAGTTAGCAGATAGTTAACTATACAATCGGATATTATCTCCGGTCACTAAGGTTCTACTTACAAATTGAGTAGAACCTTTTTTGTTTGCCATGATTTCCTCTATATCATCAAAAAGAATATTCAAGTAGATTGGTTTTAGTAAGAAAATACTTCTCTTTTGATTATTTAATTTATCTTCGTGCATAAAATTTGTTATAGGCATTGCAACATCAGTTCTTATCACTTGTTGATCAGTGAGTTCATCGAAAAATGAAACACTTTGCCCCACGCTCACTCTAGAACCAGAAGGTATGATTATTGTTCCGTCGCTTGCTTTAACTTCTCTGGATTCATAATGATGAATACCTGAGTATAATATTTCTTCACTATCATATTTTTCGGTTATATACCTGTTAAAATCTGCTTGCGATAAGGGCCATTCACTCTGAACATTTACAATATTGTTTGAAAGTAAAACCACCCAATCAAGTGTAGGATCTCCATAAATTAAATCTGCAACATTATCAGGTCGATCATCACCTAGCACATCAAATTTTGTAAAGAAAGAAAGATCTTGATACACATCTTCTCTTAGTTTAGCTCTCTTGAATAAATTTTTTACTAAAGAGTAATCACCCTCACTTCTACCATCTCTAGTGCGATTAACATATAAAAAATCTCCAAGATTTGAAAAATATGGTTTTGGCATTTTAGAATCCTATTCCCTTCTTTTTTGCTTGTCCAGCGAAATCTGGACTAAAAATTTCTGTGCTTAATTCTTCCACAGGTTTATCTAAATCATTATCGTAGTCATCATTATATAGTGCCTCTGTCTCTTGGAAAGAAAGTGATAAGGAATAAGAAACCATTGATGTATCTTCATAAGTCATGTAGGAGTTTTCAGGCATGTAATTTACACCAACTGATACAAGGGCACATTTTTTTACGCGAGGTAAAAATTTATGTCTCACTAAACCATTCAAAAATTCAAGTCTGTATAAATTTGGTGCACCTAAGAATGTACCACCCGGAGTTCTTTGAGCAGCACTTGATTGTTTTAATGCTCTGATTATTTTTTGAACTTCTAATGCCTCTCCCCGATCTCTTGGACTCAAAATAAACTGAAAAGTAAATGTTCTAAGAGCAGGCCCTTTAAAGAGTAATGCTAAGTTATTATTCAATATTGATCCTTGTGTTCTTGCTAACAATTCATCTGTATCGATACCAGTCGCACTACCTGCAATTAAGTTTGAAAGTGCTTTTTTTGTATCAGGGTCTTTAACTGTCTTTTTAAAAACTTCTTCCGCTGATTTTCCACCCTCTTTTACTCCTTCAATTAAAAATTTTAATGCAACACCTGATATTCTTTTTTGAAGTGGGTTTAAAGTTCCTGATCCAAAATCAACTTTGTTTTGATCGGTCACACCATCAGGTATTGGTAGGAATATATGTCCCGCAAATGATTCTCCATATTCATCTGCATTTTGATTCTCTCCAGCTGCATATATTCGATCTTGATTTCTTTGAAAAGCATTTCTAATTGTCATTCCTTGATATGTGCCTTGTTTATTATTGAATGCAGCTGCTAACTTTGGAAATTTTTCTGGATCAAGGTTGGGATAATCATCTGGTAATAGAATTCCATTCGTTCCAAGATTTGTATTTCCGGTTTTTCTTGAAATAAATTTCTCTCTTTTTGTGTTACTTAAATTAGTTTTTCTCGGTTTAATAATTGATATTTTTAATTTATCTTGAACACTATTCCTGATGTGTGACGGATAGGCCATTGTTCCATATTCACCTCTAGATAATTTTGTATTTAATCTTCTTTGTTCTTTTTCATTTGCTATATCCTCTGCTTTTGAATCAATTGAATCATCTTTGTTCTCTGATTTTCTATTATTTGAAAATTCATTTAATGAACCTTTCACTAAAAAATTTTCATCTTTTACTATATTTTTTACTTGATTTGCCGATTGTTTTTGTATTGCATTTACTTTTTTCTCATCTATCTCACCATTTGTTTGAAGATAAGATAAATTTGCTCCATTCTCTGTAAGTTCAAACGTCTTTTCACCTTTTGCTGTCGATCCAGTTGCGATAATATTATCTTTGTTTTGAAATAATGTTTGTGTCTGAAGACCTAAATCTGTATTCTCTACTTTTTCTTTAAAATTTTTTGCTTCTTTTGCAGTATCAAAACTATAAATCTCTCGTTTGTAGATTATATTCCCTTTTTCATCCTTACCATTTTGTGTTACTACCGTTGTTGTATAAAAAGTATTTTCACCCGGATTTATATCTCTAGAACTGGCACCAAGAAATTGTTTTTGAAAAGAACTTATCTTACTTACTTGATATGGATTACCATCATTAAATTCTTCAGATGGATTAGTTTTATTAGTTTTACCTTTTCCCATTTATCGACCTTTTTAGTTATTTAGGAACTTTGCATAAGGAATTGCAAGAAGATCATCAAGTTCATCTGGTTGCACTATGTATAATTGACCTGCGAGTTCATTCCATGTGTAGTTACGATACTTCCTCCAATGAAAATTTAGACCACGAAAACCCCAACCAAATATATCAGTGCAAGCTATGAGTGGATGTTGATCATAGGTGATGTTTGGAGTCTTGGGATTGTATACGAAGGTATAAAAGTTTCCAACGTCAGGAACTGGTGTGACAGTATCATTAAGAAGAGACATGATCTCTAACATCATATCCTCCTGATCATTTGTTGGGTTGTTTATGTTATTACCTTCAAGTCTACTCATCGGATTCCAAGTTCTTTCTCTGTGACAACTTTAAATTCAATACGATGATCTTCACAAAATTCTTTTGCAGCTTTCCACTTTGCCTGATTGACCGCATAGGTAACACACTCAGTAAGATATGATTTTGTTTTGCGACTTCTTGGTTTAGGAGGTCTCGTTTGTTTATGTGGTTTGACTTCTACCACATAAGTTTTGATCATATCATTTTTTTCCTTCACCTTTATCAAGTAGTCTGGATAGTATTTGTGGACACGATTATCTTTTGGTGAAACGTATGGTATACTGAACTCCTCAGATGCCCATGATATAATACTATTATTCATATCACACCATTGACAAAACTTTCTTTCCCAACTGCTACGACATATAATCATCTTCGAGTTACCTTTATACTTGTGTGGATACACAGGAGTATACTTACTTTTGATACTCTCGCCCATAACTTGCCTACATAATATACAAGGTCAATCTATATTTATAAATGGCTATCATCCCACCACAGCGAAAATCGATATCGATGGTTAAGGCTCAACTCCTTAATCCAGCGACGACTTCTCATTTTCAGGTGAGTGTCTCTTTTCAAAATAGTAGATTCAATAAATTTAAATCTGAAATAGGATTAAATCTAGATCAAGGTAGGTTAAACATACTTTGTTCTGACACAACTCTACCGGGATCAAGATTTTTAACATCAGAAATTAATAACAATCTACCGGGTGTAAGGGAGAGACACGTATATCGAAGAAGTTATGATGACCAAATTAATCTGACTTTTTATTGTGATGCAGATCAATATCTACCCATAAGGTTTTTTGAAGCATGGATGAATTTCATAGCGGGGACGAGTGTAAGTGAAAATGTTGCTAATCAAAAATATTCTTACAGAGTAAAGTTTCCAGATGAATATCAAAAAAATTCTTCACTAGAGATAACAAAGTTTGAGAAAAATATAGATTCAAGAAGACAAGTAAGACCTCTCACATATAAGTTTGTTAATTGTTTTCCTCTGGCAATTAATTCAATGCCTGTATCGTATGATGGATCAAACCTTCTTAAGTGCACTGTCGGCATGGCTTATTCACGATACTTTATCGAAAAGGCTCCAGCAGGAGTCATTCCAAGATTTTTAAATGCACTTACTGGATAGGTGCTAAATAAACTTACTGAATTGTAACATTATGCCATTACCAAAAATTGCAACACCAAGTTATGAACTTGAATTACCATCAACAGGAAAGACAATACAATATAGACCTTTCTTAGTAAAGGAGGAAAAACTTCTTGTCATTGCTCTTGAAAGTGAGGATACAAAACAAATTACAAATGCGATTAAAGCTGTTATTAAATCATGTGTGTTAACAAAAGGGATTAAAGTTGAAGCACTTCCTACGTTTGATATTGAATATTTGTTTTTGAATATTCGTGGTAAATCAGTCGGTGAAGATATTGATGTGAATTTAATTTGTCCTGATGATAATGAAACTGAGGTAAGTGTATCTGTCAACCTTGATGATATAAAGGTTCAAAAACCTGAAGGTCATTCAAATCAAATTAAACTTGATAATAATTTAATGATGGAGTTGAAATATCCATCACTTAATGAATTTATTAAAAATAATTTTGATCCAAATGATACTTCAAAAAATCCAATGGATCAATCGTTTGATTTGATTGGATCATGCATTAACAAAATATACAATCAAGATGAAGTATGGGCGGCTGCAGATTGTTCTAAAAAAGAAATTACTGACTTTTTAGATTCAATGAACTCAAGTCAATTTAAAGAAGTTGAAAAGTTTTTTGAAACAATGCCTAAATTATCTCACACTTTGAAAGTTTTAAATCCTAAAACAAACGTAGAGAGTGATGTAGTGCTTGAGGGATTGGCATCTTTTTTCGGTTAGCCATGGCTCATAACAATCTGGAAAACTATTTCAGATTAAATTTTGCCATGATGCAGTACCATAAATATTCTTTGACTGAAATAGAAAACATGATACCTTGGGAACGAGATATCTATGTTGGATTATTACAATCACATCTTGAAGAGGAAAGACTAAAGGAGCAACAAAGAAACGCTAATGGATGAGATGAATCCAGCATTTGAGAATTTTCTCAACAATATGTCAAGACTCGGTGGCACTCCTAGAGAGACAACGAGAAGGGTTTCTCCAGCAAAATTTTTAGGCACTGATGTCATAGCAGCACAAGTTGCAATAAATTCAAGAAAGATAAAAATATTAAAGAATGTAATTCAAGCAAGAAGAGTATCAACTGGATCAATGTTGGCATCTTTATCAGCTGGATCTACAGGTGTTGAAAAAGAAATCATAGACATCAAGGAAACGATGTCTTCTATATTAGCAACATTGATTGCACAAGAAAAATTTGAAATGAAAAAATTCCTCGACACTCAAAGAAGAGAGGAAAATGCAAGAAGAAGAGGGAGGGAAACTGATTTAGAGCAAGAGAGACCAAATATTATAGAGAGAGGAGTTGATAAAGTATTACAACCAGTTAGAAATATATTTTCAAGAATCATAGGATTTTTTACAAAACTATTTTTGGGAAGAATATTAATTAAATTTTTAAATTTCTTTTCTAACCCTAGAAACGCGGGGATTCTTAACTTCATTGCAGGGTTTATAAGCACAGTATTTCCAGTGATTCTCACTGGCGCAGCGGTCTTCGCAATCGCTGTGAAGGGTTTAATACCTTTAATATCAGGTGCCACTGCCTTGTTATTAAGAGCAGCAGCGATTTCTACTGGTTTTGGAATAATACCCAATGCAGGTCTCATAGCGAGAGCAACGGGACTTCAAAAATTTCTTAACAGGTTTCAAGGTGCGAGAATAACAAGATCAGCTAATAGAATTACTGAGGGTGCTGGAAAACTTTTAAAAACTCTTTTTGTAAGAAGATCAAGTGGCGGTATTGTTCCGGGGTCTGGTAGTAATGACACAGTTCCCGCGATGCTAACACCCGGTGAGGTTGTGATAAGTAAACCTGCTGTTGATAAGTTTGGTTTAAGTAATCTTTTAGCAATCAACGCAGCTGCAGGAGCAAAAAGCAAACCAAAGTATAGAGGTGGTCGATTCTACGCGAATGAGGGAATGGCAGTTCCAGACCTTCGATTCACTCCTAGTTTCATGGATCGCGTGTACACAGAAAGCAGTGGTTCACTCGAAGATGGAACTTATAAAGTTTCAGGCCGAATGATGAGTCTTGAAGAGACGCAGAATAAATTAGCTGAGTTATACAAAGGCATGGGTATGGACATACTTCCAGGCCAATTTCTTCCAAATATAGGTGGAAAAGTAGTTAATAAAGCCTCGGAAATATCCAATCAATATGCTCCGGGATCTTTTGAAAAGGTAATGAATCAAACTGGAATGTCGAAAGAAGATGTTCAATTTATGATTAACTCTCAGATTGCTGGAACTGATGAGTACCACATGCAAAGTGTGGCTGATAGTATTAATCAAAAATCAGCTAAATTTAAACCAAAGGATAAAGGAAACTCTCTTATAAACTTAGCACCTGTGACATCAAACATGACAGGTGAGATGGAGGATGGAGGACTTGGTTCATTTAATCAATTAAATAATCAAGATGATACTGATTCCTCATTTGATAATGAATTATTTGATATTAGTTTAGAAAAAGCTGATAGTAGTAAAATGCAAACGTTGGGGATGATGCCATAAATGATTAACACAAATAAGTTATTGCCAACGACATCAGGAAAATC